TTATTATGTGTCGTAATGTTGTTCAGGAAATTATTAAAAAAATAACAAAATAAAAAATTACAAAACGCATTATACCTTAGGGTATATTTAAGTCGTTTCTTTTAAAAAATCCATTTAAGGATTTGACCCATATTAAGGGTAAGAAGAGTGAAACTAAGCAGAAATGGAAAAAAAAACTAAAGACAACAAAATGACTTTGATCACCGCCCTTACACATCGTGCGATTGATTTTGATACTTATGTTTTTTTATTAACATTCATTAAATTACCAACAATACATTTTAATAAAGTATGCATATGGACTGAAGAAGAGTGGAGCAACTTCCATTACTATACCCTTAAAGAGATTATTAGTATAAGAAACTACCTTTACGATGATATGATGATACTCGAAGAAAAATCTGACTCAGATATATTCATTTAAAGATTTGACGCATATTAAGTGTAAGAAGGGTGAAATGACTGACCGAAAAATATCTGATAAAAAATATCGTGAAAAAAATAAAGACCTCCTCATGGATAAGCATAAAGAATATATTGCTCTCAATAAAGATAAGGTTAGTGATTATAATAAAAAATACTATAACGAAAATAAAGAATTACTTTGTTCAAAAATAGAATGTGAATGTGGGTGTATGGTTTCTCATAAAAATAAACAAAGACATTTTAGATCCAAAATACATTTGGCATTTGAAAAAGGTGCAAATAATAAAATTTAAATCAAAAATTAAAATATTGTATAAAAGTATAAAATATTTTAATGTTTACTGCGATAGTTCAGAATGCTAATGGTAATGTTACAAAATTTAATGAATCCATGAATGGTTATAATAAAAGATCTAAGGTATGCGATGCCGATTCTCAGGGCAACGTAAATGTTAATTGTAAAAGATAAATTATTTAATATTATACTTTTCTGTTATGTGTTTATCAACACCCCCAAAGGTTGTTGCTCTTCGCATAACAAATGAATATACGCGCGACATTGCCCATTGTTCTTTTGATTTAACCTGAGGTCGTACTGAACTCGGATTTGTTTTATATGCACCTATTCCTTTGTTATACACTTCCTGTAATGCTTTTATTGGCATCTTACTTAGTTTTGCAATTTCATTTAGACTTAAACCCTGACTCACTGGTATGTTGTGTTTTTTTTTGAATGCTACTGAATTAATCATTTAACATTAACAATTATTTTTAAAATGGGTTAATGTCTACGCTTAACGTCCAATATGGAGCATGAGGTAAATTACTACTTAGTTTTACTAAAGCAATAATGTAATCGTTTTCAGCATAAACCACTTCACCTAATTTATATACTGTGGGGAATGTGCTTTTGGTATTGTAATAACTAAATCCAATTTTTAGATTACATGATTCCAGTTTATGTTCTGTTTGTATTTTTACTATTATAGTATCGAGAACCTGAGTGGGAGAATATCCATATCCATGTCCTCGCAAAGTTTTCATCGGCATATCTATATTTATGTACCGTTTCTCATTAGGTAAAAAGACATCTGGATAATCTACTTTTCCAAATATCAATTCACTTTTTGTTAGTATTTTATCAGTTTTTATAACATCTGCAGAAATACTTTCAAAGGTTGAACTAATTGCTTTAATATCATGGGATACTAAATTACCTGTATTGGTTATGGTACTGGAATTAAATGTTTTTGTAAAGGTTGTTCCATACACATTTAGACTATCAGAAACTTCGAGTGCTTTTATCCGTGCATTACATTCACACTCAAGAATATCCATAAGAAACTCTCTGCCTGAAACTTCACCAAGTATTGATTTTTCTGTATTATGGATTCCCTTAACGGTTAAAGTATTTGCAACGAGATCACCTGTACTAAAATTACCTGTAATATTTCCTGTGTTTGCCTTAAGTTCAACACATGAAAGATTATGTACTTCTGCCTTATTCATATGAGTAAATCCTGCTAAATTATTATCGGAGTATCCACTTTGAACTAATTGATTGATTTCCAAATGATCAACCTTAAATCGGTCTTTTACATGTAATGTATCCGTTTCAATAACATTAACCTTAACATGTTCACCTTCAAATGATTTTATTTTAAGTTTATCTGTAAATCTAAGGCAATTTTCATCTTCTCCAACAACGAGTGCGTGATTTGCGTATGATTGATAATGATGTGGTACATCTGCTAAACCTGTAAAGGTCACAGCATCGGCATTTATAAAACTGCATGTTCCATTTGCGTTAATGTATGCATTGACTTCTGCCTTTCCATCAACAAGTGTTCCACATTCAAAAACATGGGTTGAGTTTGGTATGTGTCCTATGTTTACGAATCTGTTAATTTCATCATTAACTGGGTATGTATGTAAAGACTGGCAAATTATTTTGTTAGATGCCATTGTTTATATATATAAAAGAAATATTTAAATTTTTAACTTTAATCTAAGGTGAATTGAATAACAAGTTTAAGATAGGCAGTCCCTGTAGAGAATGCTGGTGAGGTTGAACTGGTTGGAGTTGATGTTAATGTGGTATTAGTTCCGCTATATGAAAGGTGCGCTGCGGAAATTACTGGAGCAGTGCTGAATGATGTAGTAGCAACTGCTAGAGTTTGTGCTATTATAGAAAAGGTTGCTGGAAAGGTTGCTGGGAGACCTGTAACGGTATAAGATTGTGTAAGTGCTGTAGCAGTTGTAAGCGGAGAATAAAAAATATACTTAGTAATACCAGCAACATATGCCTGAGTGACAGTTGCTGATGGTGACGCTGCGCTTCCTATGACCTGATCCGGTTGAGAAAAGTTAGGGGAACGAACCTGTGTTTGTGCAATTAGTATATCGCATAGTGCCTGATTACCAAGGTTTGTAACATTCGCTGACATTTTTGTTTTTATAATTATGTATAATATTTTATTTTTAAAAGAATTAAATTAAATGAATTAACTCGGTTAGTACATCGATGCCTGATAAAATGGACGCTGCGCCCAATCGATTAATCCATGGAGTCCTTCACGGTCCTGTAAGTTTACACCAAGTTCAGAGAGTGGATCAACAGGAACTGCTGTATACGGTTGTGCAAATATCCCTCGCTTACCTGCCTGATGGGCAAACATCTGTGAAGAAATGTTGTCTTCCTTACAAGGTGAAATCATAAACCCTCGTTGAAGAGTCATGGGATCGTGTTGGAAGATTGTATTGTCTTTTTGTGGGTTCTTTAGAATCTCAGAATCAAATGATGCAGGAATCATATTAGGTAAGAAGACACCGCTAAGACGGTCCTGCTTACCTGCATCTGTTTTACTAAACCGTTGTTGTCGTGAAGGTATTGTTTTTCCATAGGTTGTATTGTCCTGCATTTGTATAACTAATCTTATTATTTTTTTTGTGTGATAATTGTTTTAAAAATCTATGGCAAGGGATCTTCCGATTCCGATCTTAAGTTGGGCAGTTGTACCAACAACCACAATATTGTTATAAGTGGCAGGAAGTGTTGCCGATGGGATTTCACTGAGAGTGAAAATCATGGTGCTATTAACACCACGTGAGTTATACCCTGAGCGAACTGAAAGACCCATACCTGATGGGTGATTTAATACCAATGGAACCTGAAAATAACCTTTCTTAAAGTTCTCACGAGTTGTTGGAAGAATACCCATTGCACCAACACCACATTTATCCCATACAAATCCTACATCACACGCTGAATCTTCAATTTGCTGAAGGTATTGTGGCATGAGCACGTTATTTATGGAATATTGACTCCTTAGATTACTAACTGGTGTTGAAATATCAGTATCAGGGTCAAAACACTGGAATGCATGATAATTTGCAACATAACCGCCTGTATTAGCGGAATATACCTGTGTGGCAGGTTTTCCGTTTGAATTATAATCGGAATTTCTCAGACTTCCATAAATGGAATCAATACTGGAACTCGCGAGGGCAAAACGATTGGAAAGAATGCTGGAAGCAAGGAAAGTGTAGTATTCTTTGTAATTCAATTTAAGCATTCCTTCACGAGCAAGTTGCTGGGAAAGCATTTCGTTATAGGCAGGGCATACTGAAATAGCATCAATTGAAAAACGAATATCACTAACACTGTATGTCATGGTGGCGGCGTTTGTTGCCTGATTTGCTGTAAGGGTTGTTGGTATAACAGCATTACCTGCACTAACAATCGCTGGAACAAGAACTGAGTTATTAGCAAGAGTAATACGAACCTGAATTTGACCCATCAAACTGGTGGGGAGGAAACGAGTGCTTAAGTCATTAAGGAAACCATTCCATTCACTAACACACAGTTGTGCGACCTGTGCTTTGCTGTCAGCAGTAATGAAAGCATTTTCTGTTAATTGTCCATAAGAACTATTACGATCATTTGACCCTTTTCCGATTTTAATTAATCGTGACATGGAATTGTACTCATTTGCTCCACTGCTGACCTGAACACCATTAAGGTAGACTTCTAATTTTTGAATAAAAGTATTTGCTGAATCAGGGCATCGAGCATACGTATAATCAGTAGATGAACCAGTTGCGTTGGGGTTGGCACATGTAACCTTCATGAAAAAACGAAAACTTTTCATATCGAGTAAACTCGCTTCTGGAAAATTCACTGAAATAATCTGACCGGCAGATGCAGTCGTGGAACTGGTTGTATCGAGTCTGTACCTGTTGCGAGTGTAATCGGTCATTTGCGTAGTTGCGAAGACAAGGTTGGGACTTATGCACTCATCCATTTTGATAGTTTTTATAATGAATAAAAATATTTTATTTTTGGAATTAATTAAATTAAATTATTTAATTTAAGGTTGCTTTGGAAATGCTATTAATTTTGTCATTACATTTCCTAGAGTTGGAATAAATGGATTGGCAGAATCTTTTAATACAATTTCCCATTTTAAAGAACATTTAAAACTCATCAACCCTGAGGTGACCTGCCCAACTGCTACATTTGGAATTGGTCTGTTCTTATCATCGGTTATTGTAATTGTAATATTATCTAATTGTTTATTCCCTACAGCAATTTGGAAAGTATCATTTGCATCTTCGTAAGTAACAAAAGGATCAGGAACATTATATAATTGATTTTGTAAAGGTATACGTGCCATGATCTGAGAACCTGTAACAGTATTTTGGAATAAAGTCTGAGCAAATCCATAAGTGCTATAATTGAGTGTTTGAAGATTGGTGCGGAAATACAACGCTTCCTGTGTATTTAATTGTGCTACGTATGGACTCACAAAGGTTATAATACCTGCTGCAGTTGTCCCTGTTCCCATACTATTAACTGGAACAGTTGAAACCGTAAGTGTATTATTTGCGATACTACCAAGTATTTCGTTAGTATCCATGAACATATAAAGTGGTGATACTCCAGTTGGAACATATCCAATTAGTGCTGGGGGGATTGAAAAACATACGATGTAAGTATTTGCTGTAATTGTTCCATTACTTCCTGTTGCAGAAATATTAAGTCCTATAGAAAACTTTCGAGTGATTGGTGAATAACTACATAAATTACCAGTACCTATGCCTGAAGCATTTAATGCTGTTTGAATTGCTGTAGCAAGTCCTGTTAGTGTTGTAGGAGATGTCACCCCAGGGTTATATATAGTATCTAAAAAGTCATAATAACTTCCTGCTGACACTAAAACCTGAAAATATGTCCCTGTAGCAGACCCTGCTGTTGTTGGTGTAAAGACGTAAAAAACGTTATTGTATTGATTTATGTTATACCAATTTGTTCGCATTTCAAAAGTGGTTAAAGTAATTCGCATCTCTTCGTCTGCATTACAGTAAAAATCATTTGGTATAAGATTGACACTTACCTGAATTTGATCGTTAGTTGTATTAGTTTCAGAGTCGATAAAGATATTACGTGTTTGCTTAACTAATTCATTCATTGTATAACATAAACTAATATTTTAAATTTTAATTAAATGGAGTTTCTAAAATACTAATCGGATCAGGTGTACTTTCAGGTGCATCGCTTACACTTACATTACCGATTATACTTTGAGTAAATGCTTCAGGGGTAATCCACATGGAAGCATCTGCCTTAAGTTTTTCCATTAACTCAGGTGGACATTTTAAAAGAACTGAACACATTAAAGGATCTAATTCAGGGAACTGGTTGTTTAAAAGTCTTACCCTCGTTTCATGCATCTTTTCTTCAATTGAAACTTCAAGTCGTGGTAATTTATCCATATTGTATACTCTTTACAAATATATTTATTTGTTTTATTTTAAAAGAACTTCACTTCGTTCGTTTAAGGTGCAGGTGCAGGAGTTGGTGATGGTGTTGATGGTGGAGTGTAAGTTCCAGCATTCATAGATGCCCTTTGTGTTGGTGTTATTCCCTGAGATTGATCCTGTTGTTGTTGTGCATTCATAGAATCTTTTTTCTGAAGATATTCCATGGTGCTGTTAATGTCCATACTATCAAAGTTTGGCATGACATAATATGGATCTACACCTTTATAAGTTATTGAATCAAATAAAGCACTTCCAAAGTCTTCTGCAGCACCTGCCACATAACTCGCTCCGCCTATAACAGCACCTAAACCAACTCCTATAGCAACTGATACTCCTGCCGTCTCAGGTGCTAAAAATGCACCAATTTCTCCACCTGTTAATGCTGCTGCTCCAACTGATGCTCCTATACCAATTGCTGCTGTGACCCCACCACCAATTGCCCCTCCGGAAATAGAACTAACTGCTTTAACGGTTTCATCATTTGCTCCTGCTTCTCTTAATGCCTGTGCTATAGCAATTGAACTTTCATATCCTGCTAATGCTCCACCTGCTCCTGCTATTATTTCTGGTAATAATGCAGTTGCCGATAATGCTTCTGTTGTACCTGCTAATGCTGATGATATTAAACTCGTATTTACTGCTCCTAATGCTCCACCAACTGTTGCCACGCCAATACCTCCTAATGCTCCACCAGAAAGTTTGTCTATAAGTTTTGCTTCTTCAAAACCTGCTATACCACCTGCCAGTCCTTTTAGTTGACTTACAGGGTGTAATGCTTCTACTAAAACTGCTGACATTTCTTCGGATGTTCCGCCTAATGTTGACTGCCTAACAAGTGCTTCACGAACTGCATTAGCATCTTCACCAAAACGTGAACTGGTCTCAATAGTATTCTGCATATTTTCCATAGCAGTATCAATAAGTTTTTGACGACTCTGTGAGTCAAGACCAGTAAAACCAATTCTTTCTTCTGCCGATAATTCAAATGGTCTAGATGCACCGATTTCATTTCGTAAAATAGCATGTGCTTCTTCTGGGTTAAATGACCCACCAAGATCTTTCCATAAAGTCGTATAATTACTCCCTTCGTATACTCGTGTTGTTTCAGAAAAGTTTGCATCTGCTGGGTTTACTGCTTCCATATATGTTTTAAATGATGCCTGATCTTCTATGTATGTCATCATTTCTTTCATCATAGTATATTCACTAACCTTAGCACCCTGTTCAACAATTCGGTTATTTAATAATTCTTCAATACTGGTTCGTCGTGGTGTATCATTTGTTAAAAATTGGGAAAGAGTATGTTCCTCCCAACCATTAAGAGTATCTTTTAGTGGTAATATACTACGCACTCTCCAGTTGCTGTCTTTGAGTGTTCCTTTTGCTAGAAATGATACTGGGTCGTTTTTTGTTCTAAAAATATCATGGAAAGTACCTTTGGATTGATTCTTTACCAATGATGGTGATATTAATGGATTTAATTCTGTTGTTGGTATACCATATTCATCACCTAAATTCATGGAAAGAACACTCCCTCGTGAAAAACCAACGAGTTCTTTGGGTAATCCATATGCTTCCTCAACTGCTTCTAATTGCTGTTTGGTTTCTCCATACTCAGGTGAACTTTTTTCTTTTCCAAATAATGCTAATGCGTCAGTTATAAGATCTTTTGGGTTTGTTATATCAGTGCCACGATATGCGATCATGGTTTCACCAGTTTGATTATCGATTAAGACTATACCAATATTACTGGATAATTGAGAGTCTATGGTATAATCAATTTTGTATCTATCAAGATAGTTCTGTGCATCGGTTATTCCTTTTTCATCAAAAAGTTTTGATGCCTGCACCATTCGTGCACGAACCATTATGTCATCAGGGACTGTTGTATCCGATGCTGGTTGGGGTTTTCCTTTTGAAATTGGAATTGGTTTAACTGGTTTTACAACCATTTGTTCCGGCGCGTTTAAATTTGTTTGCTTTACTTTTTTTTCTTTTTTTGGTATTCGTTGGATAATACTGGGATTCTTCACAATTGATCTATTTGGTACTACGTTTGTATCAAAGTATGCTAAATACTGACCGTCAGTAGCATTGTGTTGGTTATAATCTAACCAATTACGCTGTTGTCGTTTGTGGTGGAATGTATTCATTATCTTTACTTACGCTAATATTTTCTTTTTCTTTATTTTCAAGTTCTTCAGGTATTAATAACTCATCCCAGTGTTTTCTAAATCGGTATTTTTCTTCTTTAGGGTGAAAATCTATAAATAAAAATGAATGCGGTTCTGCAGTTGCGTAATCATACATTTTGTAAAAGATTTCTTCACTGATTTCCCCTGAACATTCCTGTTGAATATCTTTTAATTCTGTTTCATTTTTTGATTTAAATAATACTAAACTCGTTGTATTATTTCTTATACACTTACTAATACCCCCTGCCTGTGCTTTATAACTTTGGATAAGAAAAAATAAACTAGTGCCTACAGCACCACCCTTTTCAGTAAACGGACTGATGTGCCGATGGTAAATTGTTATTTTATTCAATTTTCGTATGCCTTTAGTAAAAAGCATACTTCCTACAACATCATCAAATAAAATTGCAATCATTGGTATTTTACCGTTATATTTATGTTTTGGTTTGTCAAAGTTATTAGTTAATGGATTGAATAAATCCAATAGGTCATCGTCTTCAAGATCATTCAACATGTACCCTTCATTTAATTGTTTATTAAACTTTTTCCATCGTTCCATCTTTTCCCAGTATTCTTCAAGATCGTCTCGTTCCTGATCTATTTTTGCTATAATACGATCTATGCAGGTTATATCATCTACATCATCTTCAATATCATCAGGATTTAAATGAAGTCTATCCATGTATTCTTTATTGGATTTCACACTCGGTGAAACAACAAAAATACGATCATAATTCATTTTCTCTAACAAATTAACACAACTCAAAGTTTTGCCGCTCGCTCTTTTCCCTACGAAAAGCATCGATTGGTGTGCTTTAGGAAGGTCAGGCGGTGTTTCAAACGCAAACGCTTTACTATTACCGGTATTAATATCAAGATTTTTTAATTTCACGATCTTCATTTATTACTGGTAATATATTAATTTCACTAAGTCTGTGACCTATCTTAATTTCCTCTAATTCTATTGCTTTTTCTTCTACTTTTGCTTCAGCGTTTGTATCACGGACACACGAAAACACACCACAACAACAACTGACATTAGTACATTTGCTTTTATTTATTGCTGTAATTATAACAACAACAAAAGCAGAAACACTAGCACTTATTCCTAACCAAAATGCTCCGTTAAACTGTAAAGTATCCATAAGGTTACTTTTTATTTTTTTAAAGGTTTCTTACCTGTTTCTTTAAGGGCATTATCAACACTTTTAACACGACTTTTTGTTACAACCACCTCCCCTGAGTGCAGTTTGTACAGTCCTGTTTTAGTCACAAGTCCGCCTTTCATCATTGAACCTTTCATCGTAGAACCGTTTTTCATTTTATGAGTTTCCATTTTATTCATCATTTGTGAGTTTTTTGTAATCTTAACCAACATTTTATTATTTAAAGTAAATAATTGAATAACGCTCACCAGTAAAAGGCAAAGAATAATGTATTATTTTAGATCCATCAAATTCAATTGGATTGTTATGGATATTAACTTTTTCAGATCCATAAACTAACTCACCACCCTGATAATTACCTAATCCAATAATGCAACTAATACCTGCATTATAACGATCAACATGTGATTCAGCAACTGTATTTTTATTTACACAAATTGAATTAAAAGGTATGCTCGTTATGGATTTTCCAAATTCGCAAAGCATTCCTCTCAGTTCCGGATTTTTAATTGTAAAGTTACTAATTCTTTTCCCACCTGTTTTATAATCTCGAACCAATCCTAAACTAACAGATCTAATACCGAATCCATACCTTCGTTTATCCGCACCTGTATATTTATAACCTGACATATTACTACGTTTGTAATTCAAAGGTATGGACACTGCTTTAAGCAACGAAAGTATCTTATCTTCCATTTAAAAGCATATTTATTTTATTTTGTAAATCTAAAATTAAAAGGTGCTGTTCCTGTATTGCTTTAACTAAGAAAGAAGTCATATTTGTTAGGTCAATACCCATCATATTTTCAGGATTTTCTGGAACAACAACTAACTCTGGTATAATTTGTTGCATTTCCTGTGCTATAAAACCTAGTGCTGGTGTCCCAGTATCAATCCATTTATAAGTTACAGGGTTTAGTGCTAAGACTTTATCTAAACAACTATCAAATGGTTTAATATCATATTTTAATCTACGATCTGATGACGCTGTCCATGTAGTTCCGCCTACTGCTAAATATGCATGATTTCCTGATCCAAATCCTGATCCGGCAGATGCGACGTTCTGTGCTACTAAGTTGGTTGAAGATGATACATAAGCAAATCCCTGTCTATTTACTGATCCATTCATTCTAAGTCTTTGAACTACAACAGTATCACTTACAGTAAAGTCACCAGCATTATTTAAACTCGCTGTACCAGCACTACTCCCACCTGCTGTAATTCTAACGAGGTTACTCATGAGAAATTCAATTTTTCCCTTATCTGCATCATCATGTGATATACTACTAGTTCCAGTTCCATAAAGTTTAATATTTACAGCACTACTAGCAGGAGTTCCTAGTCCAATATCACCGTTTTTATTCAGTAAAAAAGGATTAATTGTGGTTGTTCCATTAAAATAATCAATATACAAAATACTAGCATTAGTTGCTCCGGCAGAATATTGTTCCCAGTAATCTGATGATCCTGCGGTTTGACTATTAAATAAAACTTCAGCACTAGTTCCTTCTAATGTTAGTTGTCCACTTAAACTTAAAAGTCCAGATGATGGATTAAAGGTTATGCCAGTATTAGTTCCGAGAACCTGTCCTGATGGTGCTGATGTCGCGAGTGGAACAAACGGTAAATAGTAAGTTGCGTTTGTTGAAACAGCAGTTGTATCGATCAACGTAGCACTTCCGGTCAACGATCCGATAAACTCAGTTGTTGTCAACGCATTTGTAGAGGGATTGTATGATATACCAGCATCTGTTCCTAATACCTGTCCTGATGGTGCTGATGTCGCGAGTGGGACAAAGGGTAAATAATAAGTTGCGTTTGTTGAAACAGCAGTTGTATCGATCAACGTGGCACTTCCGGTCAACGATCCGATAAACTCAGTTGTTGTCAACGCATTTGTAGAGGGGTTGTATGATATACCAGCATCAGTTCCGAGAACCTGTCCTGATGGTGCTGATGTCGCGAGTGGAACAAACGGTATATAATAAGTTGCGTTTGTTGAAACAGCAGTTGTATCGATCAACGTGGCACTTCCAGTCAACGATCCTGAAAATATGGTGGCATTTATAGTTCCTGTTCCTGTATCAAAGGAAAATAATGAACTCACCTGTAGTGTGTCTCCTGTTAGACCAACTGAAGACACTAACAAAGCAGGATAATATGTTCCTGATGGTGGTGTGGTTGTTTTGACAAAATTAGGAATTATTGATGTTATTCCAGTTGAGTCGATAGTTCCAATGACAATTCCATTAAGAGTGAGTTTAAGTGCAGTGCCAGCAGTATCAGTAAACCATTCAAAATAAACAGTAGGTGTTGCTGACCTATTATATAACCTTAAACCAGCACTAGTTCCTTTAAGATTTTGAATACCTGATGATGTTATTTCAAAAACAGTTGCTCCATTATAAAATGATAATAATCCAGCATCAGAAAAAATGTCCCATATATCCACTGTTGAACGGTCAAAAATTCTATAAGAAGAACTAGTGCCCTGTATTCCCACAATCCCTTCATAATTAAAAAAAACTAGTCCTGTTGTTAATGGAAATATTTTTGGTAGTGGAGCAAATATTAAATTCCCACTAATAACATTTATTTTAAAATCAGCAACTGGATTGGGATCTTTAATTAACACATATCCATCAGTTACTAATTCTATGTATGCGTAAAGGGTAAACGAAAATAAACTGGGATCAATAAAAACTTCACCTGTAGCAGAGTCAATTTTCAGTCTATATGAATTTGCCACATTATCAAATATTTCAAAACCATTAGTCGCATTTAATCCTATGGTATATCGACTGGTTGAAGTATATACACTACTTAAATCACTACCTGAAAAAAATTTAGTATTTCCGAGTGTACTCAAATTACCTGAAACATCAAATACTATTTTTTCTAATGTTGAATTAACAAAATTGGTTGGTAATTGTATGCTTACACCACCGCCTGATGGTGTAGTATAAATATTTTCAACATACAGGTCTTTAGTTTGTGCCGAAAATCCTAAATTCGTTAAGTTGCCACTCATTTTATTTATATCTTTTATTTTAATTACCAAATTAAAATGTAAGAGTACACTATAACTCCATGGAACTTTGCATTGAAAACTTTACACCAACAGGTAATAACCTGATGTGGAAAAAAAGTTGGGAAGCATACCAAAAAGAAAACTGCCAGTCTAAAACGATGAGTAAAATGGAAAACCGTTTACATTACGATCGTATATTTCAAGGTCTTACCAATAATCGAAGCATCGATGTATTAGTACCTGAAACTTTAAAAAATGTAAAAAAGATGAGTACTGAAGAATACATAAAAAAATACATAAATGAAAATAATGGTATAAAAAGTCCTCAGCAATTAACTGTAGCAATTGCTATAGCATTAAATATACCGGTTGCATCACCTGATTATGTTAAGGTATTTAACATGGTTATGGAAGAAATGAAAAGAAAACCGCCAGTTTTAGCAGAAGTTAGTATTGCAATTGATGGTAAAACAGTTCAAATTAAAGCAGATGATGAAGGAGTTATAGCAAGTGCTAATACCTTTTCATTTGATGGTGTAGCATCACAGCGAATTGATGAAGAAACTGGTGAACTCGCGACGGTATACTATGAGGGTGATAATCAAGTTGCAACTCGTAATTATGATACAGGTGGTTTTTCACCTGCTTCTTTTGCCCAGTCAGGTGATACTATGACTGAAGTCCCAGGGCAGTTTAGTTTACCAACAAGATTACCACCAAGAATATCACCAGTTGTATTTAACAGAAATGGATTACCGGATACAACCCAATTACCATACGAAGTTGATTCGTCTTTAATGATCACACCTTCAAACACTCCAACAAGCACACAACCACACGATGGACTCCAAGAACTAGTCGCGCCACGACAAACTTTCATTAGAACTCAAACTGAATTAACTCCGGGACGACTTCCTCTTAATCCAGCAGGATATGGAGAAGTTATAAGTGAAAGTACTGGTCAAGGTAGAACTTTAGAATCACGTATAAAACGTGGTATGACACAAAAAGAATCAACTCCGAGACAACTTCCTCTTTTTAATCCAGCAGGTGATACAATCGTCGAAAGGGAAGCACAAAAGAGAGTAGATAAAATGTTTCCACCACGTCGTGGTGCTCCTTCTGAGTTGTTTCCTCGTTTTGATCCTAACGACTATGCACAAGTAGGAGCACAAATCATGAGTCCATTAAAGGGTATGCAACTGGACTCATAATGTGTTTTGTATACTATATACAATTTATGTAAAAAAATAATATAGAAATTATAATAATTGATAGAAAAAAAATATTATCAATTACTATAAACTCTATCAAATATGGAAACCGAAACACCAACTTTAAAAATTCGCAAGAAAAGAGAAATGACTCCTGAACTTTTGGATAAACTTAAACATGCGCGTGAGCGTGCAGCAGAATTAAGGAATTCTGTTAAGGAAACGAAGAGTAAATTACCTGATACTATTCCTGAAAAAGAAAAAACGAAGGTTGCTCAGTACCTTACAACTCGTAAGGCAATTAAAGAAAAAATTAAACAAGAAATAATAAATGAAATTGAAGAAGCACCTTTAAAAGATCCTAAAGGATTTACACTACCGACACCCAAGGAAGAACCACCACCACTACCTAAAACAACGGTTGTTGAAGCACCAACACCAAAAAAGAAAAAAGAACCTGAACCTGAAACAGATTCTGATGATGAATATACAACAATTAAAATTCCTAAAAAGAAAATTATGAAATGGAAAAAACGAAATGAAGAACCTGTACCAAAACCTGAAATAATTCAAAAACCTGAAGTTCGTAAAAATTATAGTGCATACACAACACAGCATTTAATTAATTTGGCAAAAGGTGGGTATGGGTTTTAAAGTAAAAAGTAGGACACATCATCCATTTTTTCCTCCAAAAAAAAAAAAAAAAAGTTTAGTTGAAAAAGTT